GACAGGTGTTTTGGAGGGCGGATGACGATATCTGGCTGGCCACCAGGGAATAACGGCAAATGTCTGATCATACGGTTCACAAGTCTACCGGCGATAGTGGTTCAACACCATGTGTAGCAGGGATTCTTGCGTATGTGAAGGCGACAGTGCATGGTAGAGCAGACACCGAACCAGGGCAATGGGACCGTATTACGTATCCCTAATGTGCAATTGAGATTTCTCTTGGCATTACCTGGTGTAGGTTGTGGGCGTGGAACCCCACACATAGGTCTGTACTGCCTGATAGGGTCGCGGCTGGCCGACCATGCATTGTATAGTCAGTTGATTTTAACTATGGTATTTTTCTTCAAGACTGCAACTCAACCAAGCATTGTGCCTCGCTTCGTGCGTGTTTCTATGGAGTATTCAGATGGTATCAGACAGATCAACTGGTCTGGTGGAATGATACAGATTTGGAAATGGTGGTTTTATTGGATGCCAAACAATCCAATGTTCAGAGAGGAAGTCCCCTGTATCATGGCAAGTGGAAAGAAGAGTAGAGCATGTTACAGGGTCATTCACTATTCATTGGGTGGTAAGGAAATAGCTTCAACAGGAGTAATAGACATGTTAGATGAGGAAACCAAGTACACAGATGATGTGAATGAGGACAGGGCTATTCAGTTAGGTCAGGTTAATTCGGCAATGACAGGCAATAAACCAAATTTTGCTCATGCTGGAGGCAATATAACCCAGATTAACTATTATGGAACTGATCATACCCAGGCTTACAACCCAACACAACAAACAATGGACCCAGGCCAATTTACTAAACCCATCGCGGATGTGGCAGCTTCAATGGCAGGACCAACACTCAAGTCACCCACTGTTGAGGAAATGGGTTATTCTGACCGTTTGATGCAGTTAACATCTGGACAAACTTGCATCACAACACAAGAAGCAGCTACAGCAATTGTTGCTTATGGTCAGTGGCCCAGAGAGTTGAATAACACAGGAGAAGCAGTGGACAAGCCCACCAGACCCGGCCCAGCTTGTGACAGGTTTTACACCTTGGATTCATTTAATTGGACAAAGACATCCGATAGTTGGGCTTTGCCTCTACCAGGAGCAATGTCCGACATTGGTATATTTGGTCAAAATTTGAAATATCATTATTTGTACAGGTCAGGTTTTTGTGTTCATGTCCAGGTTAATGCTTCCAAATTCCACCAGGGTTCTATTTTAGTTGCAATGGTACCAGAGTTTCAGCAGCCCAACCCTTTGTCAGATGGTGTTAATGTAGATCCCACTTTGTTTGCCAAGTCTTACCCTATTGCCCAGATGACCTTGTTTCCCCACCAGATTGTGAATTTGCGGACTAATAATGCTGCTACCATTATTTATCCTTTTACCAATCCTACCCCATCAGCTTTTGGTTTAACCCACAATTTTGTCACTTTGTATATCAAGGTTTTAGTCCCTTTGAATTACAACACCGGAGCAACCCCAAGTGTACCTATAACCATTAGTATAGCCCCCATGGAGTCACAGTTTTCAGGGTTAAGGAATTCCATCAGTGCACAAGGTTTCCCCGTTTGGCAGTTACCAGGTTCAAGGCAGTTTTGCACTACAGTTAGGAATGCAGGTATTCCCATTTACCCAGATTTTTCCAAGACTGATTCATTTAAGAACCCAGGCAGAGTTCGCAATCTCTTGGAGGTTGCTCAGGTTGGTACTTTTGCCACTGTTTCTAATGATTCCACTTCAGCTTATACATTGAACATTGATGTTTCAGCTCCTTCCATTGCGAATGGAATTGCAGCTCCCATTGCTGTGTGGGATATGTCTTTAAATGCCACTTTCATGAGGTCTACTTACCTTTCCATGCTTTCCCAGCTTTACACTCAATACCGCGGAGCATTAAAGTTGCACTTTATGTTTTGCGGTTCACAGATGGCAACAGGAAGAATTTTGATTGCTTACACCCCACCAGGAGGTTCAGCTCCCCAAACCAGGAAAGAGGCTATGTTAGGAACACACATGATTTGGGACATTGGGTTACAATCAACCGCATCTTTTACAGTGCCTTTTATTTCAGCTTCTCAGTTTCGTAATCAGAATCAACAGAATTCCATACTTTCATATGATGGGTACATAACTGTTTGGTACCAAACTCAGGTAGTTGTTCCCCCAGGAGCCCCTTCAACATGCCAGATCATGGTTCTTGCTTCTGCCGCTTCAGACTTTTGTTTTAGGATACCTTCAGATTCAGCTTTCTTTCAGGGACTTGGAGATGATTTGCAGGGTTTTATAAAAGATTCCATCAACAATGCATTAGAGTCAGCAACATCGACCAAGGCCATTGAAAACCCAAAAGGCTTGGAGGGTGGTTTGGCAATTAAGGAAGGAGAGGCTCCTGCCCTCACAGCTGCTGAGACAGGAACAACTGACACCAACCCCGGTGAAGGGCAAATGGAATTAAGAGATTACAATAACCAGTATTCCACTGCAGAAACAGATTTAGAATACATGATGTCCAGATATTTTGTTTACACATCTTTTAACATAGGGTTCACCCAAGGTACCGGCACCGGTACACAAGGGAATTACACCATGTTTAAATCATTTGTTGTAGATTTTAATAAGATAGTTGCTACATCCACAGCTGCACGTTCCAAGTGGAACTCTATGACTTACTGGAGATTTGATGTTGACTTTGTGTTTGTCTTTTCTTCTTTGCAGAATGGTACTTCTTATTCTAACCCCACCTTCCAGGTCATGTTTTGCCCGGTAGGGTCCACAGTTCCAAGTTTGGTTGATTCTTCCCTTTGGGATAACCCCACTAACCCCTCTGTTTATGTTAGGTTGAATGACCCACCTTCTTCATTTAGGGTTCCTTTTATGTCCCCAGCTAATTATTATGCTGCTTGGTTTGATGGTTATTCCAATTTTTCCAAAGAAACAAATTCAGTTTATGGACAGTTCCCTGGTAACCAGATTGGTACCATTGCAATCAGGTATTTGACCAACCCTTATAATTCAACAACCAACCATTGTGTGAATGTTAAGGTTTTGTGTCGGCCCATTAACATTGAAGCTTGCATGCCAAGACCTTTGGCTTCATACAAACAGAACCCAACCACAGCAGCACAACCCAAGGGCAGGACGGTTTATACAGACTCTGCAACCATTAGGCTAGGACCCCCAATGCATTTGAAGAAGATGGCCATTTGGTCAACCCCAGAGTGGTCAGATTCTTCTGCTGACATGTTTGTTGATGACCTTTTTACCAGATTTTCTATCCCTTTTGTCGGAGAGAATGGTGATTTTACTGCTTGGATGTGGAACAAAGATTGGTGTGTTGTTTCTGCTCATGCTTTCAATGATTGGAGGTTTGCTACTAAATTTGGCCCAGGCTTTTTGAGGTTTAAGACAGGCCACGATAAGTGGATGTTTACACCCCCCATCCAGGATTATGTAACAGAGTATAGTGTGATTGAGCATATGGACCTTTGTTTCTTTAAGTGTTCTTTAACCTTTAAGAAGGGTATCAGAGATTTTTGTTACAGATCATACACTTACCATGACACCCACACAAACATCATTGTTAATTCAGGCCATTTCCCCATGCAATACCAAGTTACAGGTGGTTACCATTACAGGCCCAACATTCGTTCAGAGAATAACAAAATCCAGGTAGATTTAATTGGTGTTGATTTTGATGGAGAGCGTGGATTTTGTGGTGGTTTGCTTGTTGATCCAACAGGAAAGAAAGTTTTGGGCATGATCACAGCTAAATGCATGACAGGTTATGGTGACACATTAGGGCTGAAGAGGTGGGTAACATATTCAACCATGTTGCTCAAAACAACCAGGAAGGAACCCCCCGCCCCCCACAATGGTGGAGAGGCTTGCATTCAGTTAGGACCAGTTTATCAGGGCATCAGAGACACCATTTTAAGTGCATTTGGTTCAGCAGGCTCTGCTTTGGGTGATGGTTTCGGAGAGCAATTAGAGGAAAGGCTCAGTGCTGTTGCAGATAGAGTGGAGAGCAAGTTAGTTAGGGCACAGCATGTTTTAGATAACAAATTTGTCATGTCATCTTTTAAGGCAGTGGTCAAGGTTATTTCAGCTTTGATTATTCTCCTTAACACCCCAGAATGGAACAGACTTTCTACAGGCTTTGCTTTGGTAGCTTTAGTTGGGGTAGATTTCCTTGATAGGGATCCTTTCCAGTGGTTGAGGGAACAGATTTGGCCTAATGAGTACATTGTGGAGGAGCAGGGTTTCACTGATTGGATGAAGGATTTCAATGCAGCCTGCACTGCTGCCAAGGGGCTTGAATGGATTTGTGACAAGTTCATGCAGTTCATTGAGTGGTGCAAGAAAGTTTTCAAAAAGAGCAAGGAAGATGAGAAGAGGAAAGCTTTCCTCGACATACTCAAGTGCTGGCCAGACATGATGAAGGCATGGGATGAGATGGAAACCACACGAAAGGGCACTGACACTGAAAGGAGAGAATTGGCAGAAGTTATACTCAAAATGAAGCAATCAGCAGATGTTTATGGTGTGGAAAGAAATTTTGCTACTTGCCAGATTGTCAAGTATGCTGCTAGGGCTTCAAAGTATTTACAGGGTTTGTCCAAGACCAGATTTGAACCAGTGACAGTGTGCATTCATGGTAGTCCAGGCACGGGTAAGTCATTAGCCACTGCATTAATTGGAAAGGCTGTAGCAATGAAGACAGATGGAAAGGCCCCTTATTCCTTACCCCCAGACCCAAAATATTTTGATGGTTATACAGGGCAAAATGTGGTCATTATGGATGATTTAGGCCAGAACCCAGATGGTGAGGACATGTCTTTGTTTTGTCAGATGGTTTCAACTGTCCCTTTCATCCCACCCATGGCTTCATTAGAAGATAAGGGTGTTCCTTTTCTTTCTGAGTTTGTGTTAGCTTCCACCAATCAGTTAGAATTGAAACCACCCACAGTTGCTGAACCCCAAGCCATTAAGAGGAGGTTTCATTTAGACTTAGATATTTTAGTTGCTGATGATTACATTAAGGCAGGTAGTGATTTGAGCAAACCCCAATTAGATGTTGCAAAGTGTAAGACCTGTGCTCACCCCCCCCAAGTTTTGCCAGTTTATTTTAAGAAGTGCAATCCTTTAGTTTGTGGAGAGGCTATCAGGCTTAAGGATAGGAAAACAGGCAATGTTTACACTGTGGATGATGTAGTTGGTGAGATTTTGAGAGAAAGGAAAGATAGGAGCTCTGTATTGAACATTGTGGATGGCTTGTTTCAGGGTGGTGTGGACAAGAAGGATGTCGAGTTTGCTGAGCGCATTGTCAGACCCAAAGAAGTGAAAAAGGTTGATAGGGTATTACCAGAGGATGTAGCAAAGATTTTGGAATTCCATACAGATGAGGTTTTAATTAATAAGTTAGTTGATGAAGGTTACATTATTCCCCAGAAAGTCACATATGAGAGAGAGAGGAAGAAAGTGATGGATTACATTAATATGTGTGCAAATGTTTTGGCTGCTGTTGCTGTTCTTGCTTCTTCAGGTGCTTTAATTTACTTCTTAATCAAGGCTTTTGCTGGTTCCCAAGGACCTTACGAGGGTGCAGCAAAGAAGACACTTAAGAAACCAGAAAGGAGAGTGGTTGAGGTGCAAGGCCCTGATAATGAATTTATAAACAGGTTGTACAAGTCTTCCATTTTTCAGGTTGTCACCACCAGAGGGCCATTTACAGGTTTAGGGTTATATGACAATTGGATGATTTTACCAAGACATTCAGAACCAGGTGAGACAATAACCATTTCCAAGAAGGTTTACAAAGTTTTAGATGTGGTCGCTTTGGAATCCACTAAGGGTAATTTAGAGTTAGTTATGGTCCAGATTGATAGAACAGAAAAGTTTAGGGACATCCGTAAGTTTATTCCTTCTTCCATCACCATGCACAAGGATGCTTGGTTGGTGATGGATTCTGAGCAGTTTCCCCGCACTTTGATTCCCGTGGGCACCGTTACCCCATTTGGTTTTCTTAATTTGTCCATGAGGGCCACTTATAATACTTTGACTTATGCTTATCCTACTAAGAGTGGGCAGTGTGGTGGTGTGGTGGTCAAAGCTGGAGCCATCATTGGCATGCATATTGGAGGTGATGGAGCTAACGGTTATGCTGCTGCTTTTAAGTCTTCTTATTTTTCAGGCATTCAGGGTGTTATCAAGAGTGTTGAGAGGGCCCCCAAACCAGTCAATGTTAAGTCTTCTACTTCTTTGTTTCCTTCTGTTTTCCATGATGTTTTCCCAGGCACAAAGGAACCAGCTGCTCTATCCAAGAATGATCCCAGATTGGAAGTAGATTTGAATGAAGCAATGTTTTCCAAATATAAAGGTAATGTAGATGTTTCCATTCCCCCTGAGACTTTTGTTGCCATTGATCATTATGTTGAACAGATCAGACCTTTGATGCCCCCAGATTTGACAGAACCTCTGCCGTTGGAGGATGTCGTTTACGGCATTCAGAACTTGGAGGGGTTGGATTTGAACACTTCAGCAGGCTTCCCTTACAACACCATGGGCATTAAGAAGAAGGATTTAATTCCAGAGAGAGGGGAGCCTTTGGACAAGCTGGTTGATGCTTTGGACCTGCATGGGTATGGGTTACCCTATACCATATACATGAAGGACGAGCTCAGACCATTGGAGAAGATCAAGAAAGGCAAAACCAGGTTGATCCATTGTTCATCTGTCAATGACACAATTAGGACCAAGAGAATTTTTGGCAAATTTTTCCAGACATTTCACCAGAACCCAGGCACCGTAACCGGTTCAGCCGTTGGTTGTGACCCGGACATCCATTGGTCCAGATTTGCTGTGGAGTTAGGTTGGGACAATGTGTGTGCTTTTGATTATTCTAATTGGGATGGTTCCCTTTCCCCTTTTTGGTTTGATGCTTTGAAGATTTTCTTTTTGAAGTTAGGTTATAGTGAAAAGGATATTGTTGTGATTGATCATTTGTATAAGAATAAGCAGATTTTTAAGAATGATTTGATTACAGTGGAGGGTGCAATGCCTTCCGGATGTAGTGGTACATCCATTTTTAATTCAGTGATTAACAACATAGTTGTTAGGACTTTAGTTTTGCAGGCATACAAAGGTGTGGATTTGGATCAGTTAAGGATTTTATGTTATGGTGATGATTTGCTTGTGACTTACCCTTACCCCTTAGACCCCTCAGTTTTGGCTGATTTTGGGAAGAAGTTAGGCTTGTTCATGACCCCAGCAGACAAGTCTGATGTTTTTGATGGGTGTAAGAGCCTGTCCGAGGTTACTTTCCTTAAGAGGTCATTTGTCCCTGATGAGGAGTTCCCATTCCTGGTTCACCCAGTGTATGATGTGAAGGAGGCTGCAGAGAGCTTGCGCTGGACGCGGTGTGCTTCAACCACACAAGAGCACTTGCGCAGCATCCTTGAGTTGGTATGGCACAGTGGAGAGGATGTTTACCAGGACTTTGTTGAGAAGATTCGTTCAGTCCCCATTGGTAAGGCTTTAGTTATACCTACTTACAGTTACTTTAGAGCCACATGGCTAGATAAGTTTTAGTTTAAGAACAGTTAGGATAAGTGTAATCTGTTTTCAGTTTAATGTGATTTTAAGATTTAGGTTTTAGAATATAAGTTTTACTGATCATTAGGTTAATGTTTTTAGACTTGATTTTGTAGCTTATCCCTGCAAAAAAAAAAAAAAAAAAAAAAA